GAACAGTCATGTTTTATTTGGCGCTGTTTTAATAATATTATCTTGTCCCTTAAGAGTTTTAATATTTTTTAAAACATCAATATTATCAAAAAATGCGTTTAATTCTTTTACACCATCTAGTGGGCGAAGACCAGAATAGGTTACATGTCCTAATGGTAACTGCGTTCCAGTAAAATGAATAATTCTTGTAAGTGGACCGTTTACAGACCCACCTAAAATTCTTTGTTGTATCTGGCCAACTTTAATTGCAGTAGTTTTGCCTAAAGCAAATTTGGGCTCAACGGGAAAGTAGTCTTTTCCCATCTTAAGTGATATGCCGTATTCAGGGTCAAGCAAGGCATCTTTAATTTGTCTGTATTCTGGGACACGATTAATTGCATCATCAAATGCAGCATTCATGCGCTGCCAGCCAGCCTCATTGAATTCTGGAAGTCTTCCAGTCTCAACATAGTGATTGCGAGTATATGTATTTACGTCAGCAATTTCAAACAAATCTGCTGGAGCGTTCTTAGATAATCTATCCAATGCTGGCAAATATCCCTTATCAGCAAGAATTAAATCTCTTACAGTTGCTGGGTCTTTTGCTCTAAGTACTGGACCTAGTAAATTTTCGTTATTGGTAAACTTACCTAAAGTAGTTGTTACATAATTTGCATCAGTACTATTTGCAAGTCTTACTATTAGGTCTCCGCTAACAGTTTGACGGCCACCATTTAATTTTTGCTCAAATGCTATTCCATCATTAATGTCTATTTCAAATTCGGTTATTGCTCTACCTTTAGTACTTAATCCAGCACCTCTTGCAGCAAGTTTACCAGCCTTAGAAACAACACCAAAAGCACCGCCTATAGCGACGTTTCCAACTATAAAGTCTGTGGTACCAGTAAAGTACTGGCCAACAATATTATCTTTAAAGGCTGCTTGAATATCATTATCATCCCAAAGGTCAATCTGGTCAATATTAATTCCACCTGATTTAAGAATAATATCTGAAATTGGCTTAATAAGATTTAAGTCTGATTTAGTAAGTGCTTGTCCAAGGGTTACTTTTTCTGAACGATTGTAAGCACGCTTTAAATCTGTAAGTTGAAATCCTTTTTCAAATTCTCCTGGTTGATATAATGGAGATTCTGGGTCAGTTAGTAGTGCTGCTGTTGAAATGGGTCTTGTTATGTAAGGAGATATTACTTCGTCGTGAAGTTTAACTCCAGCCTTTAAAACAATATCATTACTTGCTGCTTGTTCTTTAACTGAATATTTAAGATTTTCTTTAATAGCCTGTTGGGCACTCTCTTGAAGTCCCAATGCACTAAGTTGTTTAGATGTGCCAATTTCAACTGCTGCAGGAATTACAATATTACCAATTGCTTGGCTAGGGCTTCCAATATTACCAGTAATGGTATCTGCCCAGAATTTTGCACCCTCAGTAATTGTACGACCTACAGGTTTTGCAATATTGTCAAGGAAATCATTCCAAAGTGACATTATTGCCTCCTAATATTGTGAGTTGTAATTTGTAAAGTTTCCACCTTTAGGTGTATCTCCAGTAATTGTTTCTATAAAAGCATCTCTATCATCTATTGATTCCCAAGGAATCATACCAAGCGTAATTGCTACGCCAGCATTTTCATACCCAAGAGAACTAGCAAACTTATCTATATTGTCGTATAGACTTCCAGGTTGCCACTCAAGCATTTATCTTACCTACTAGATAATTGACAAATCCTTTAAATGAATCTGGAGCATTTGGCGATTTGGCTGCATTAGCAAATGCTGGTAAATATTTTTTAACTATCTCTTGATTCTCAAGTGGTCTACTATCTGAAACTAAATTTTGAGGCATTATTGAACTATCAGCACCTCTGCCAAAATTAATACCAGTGCTTTGTGGCTCCAAAGGATTAGTTGTATCATCTAATAATGTTCTAAGTTTACTCATAGGCTCTGAGTATTCCCCACGAGAAACTGCACCCATTTTAGGAGCCGACATTGGAGCACTTTTTTGCTGTTGCATTAATTGTTGTCCTTGTCCGTATGGCATTCCTGAAATATAACGAGATGGCTGTTTTCCAGATTGTCCTGCTCCGCCTGCGGCAGAAATGTTTGCTGGGTTATATTGTGGTCCACCATTTGGGCCTCCACGATTTTCAGCCATAGTTCCTCCTACTTAATTCTTCTAGGTTGTTCTCTTGATATATATGGGCCAGCGGTAAATGCTGTAAGTTTAGATGCTATCTCCATTGCTTCATAAGCATCTGCTCCAGCGTGTATGGCACCAAGTGCGTATGCTGCTCCTGAGCCTGCAGCGTATACTCCATCTGCAGATTTACTTATAGACAATTCTTGGTCAACATCAAATATTTCCCCACCAACAGCAATAATAAACTGAAAGCGAGTTTCTTTAGTATCTTCATCAAAGTTATAACCATTCTCTGTCATACATTTACGAAGAGATGGCATTGCTTTTTTAATCATAAAACGATAAAGGTCTTCTTTATCTTGTTTTGTAGGAATAGGTGATTCCCAAATATGTTGTGCTATGTCGCAAGGTAAAGTTTCTCCAGAACCTGCAATTAAAAACGAACCATTTGCAGTAATCTTTTCAACTTCAGGATGCGTATAAATACGTCCACCCTCATCAGTTGTTTGACTGTCGGCAACTATGAAGCATCTGTCTTTATGCTCTAAGCCTATTATAGTTGTCATTGTCCCCTACCTAGTTAACTTCTCGTTACTACTCTTCCGCCTGCTTTTCCACCTGCAGTTAAACTTGAAAGAATTGTTTGTACATCTGGTGGTGGTGTTGGTGCAGCCATTGGCGCACCTTGCTCAGGAGAAGGAGAGCCTCCTACTGGGGCACCAAGGGGAGCAGGGGACGTTTGCTCAACCGTTGGATTAGAGGCACCAGCAGGAGGGACCTGTTGTTGCGGTGCAAAGGTAGCCTCAATAGCATCTTCTAATGCTTGTCCCTTTTGGCGAGCCTTGATAACCGCAGCAATTTTATTTACCATATCAGATGGGTCTTGTCCCTGTGTTGCCATCGCTGGAATTGCTTGAGCCATTGCTGTAATACCACCGAGTAATGCTGTTCGCATATCTTCAATTTCAATCTTTTCAAGTTCTTGTGTTACGTTAACTGTAAATGGTAACTCACGCATAGCCATATCTTTAGAGATTAACTTGCCTCCAAGAGCCTGTAGCATAAAGATAAGACCTTGGGCTGGATTAAGACCAGCAAGCATTCCATAACGAACATCAGCAGAATAATCTTGCTTGATATCCTTAGTTGGCTTGTATGTAATTTCATAAGGTGAACCAGAGTCTACGCCACGAATTGTTTTCTCTTCAGGATAGATTGATTCATCAATTTCAAAACAGATACTAATAACATCACGAAGTGCGGCAGCAAAAATTGCTTGGGCTGATTTAACTTGTGTATCAAATGCTCCCATAAGAGCCTGTACACCTTGACCAGTAACGATAGATGCATCAATGTTACCAGTACGTCCTTCTGGATAACGAGCACCAACTCTAAGTTCTTGGTTAAGTAATGTCTGTTCTGTAAATGCGCCTTGTGGTAGAGTAAGTTCTACCCGACGAACACCTGCTGGGTTGGCGGTACGGATAACCGCATCTCCACCCAACTGTAATTCTTGTACATCTTGTGGAAGTACAATAGGTGCCTGTACTGATTTCTCCGCTGCTTCCATTGCCAATAAGGCGAAACGGTTGCGGAGTAACTGAATTCCAAGTACGTCGTCAAATTGTCCACGTAGTTCGCTATCAATAGATGGCTTACGTGCTACAACTACCATCATCTTACCAAGAGGATTCTTGGCTTGTGACAATACTAAATTATCCTTTGAGGGGATGTAAACAACTGATTGGTCTTTATCGTAATAACGAATCATCTCAACCATGCCATTTAGGTCTTGCTTGTAACCCATTCCGCCAAGAAGTATATTATCATACTCTGGGAACTGGCTTACTAACTCACCTAATGTTAAACTGTATCTTTTAGCAAATGCTACGCAACGACCATAACGGTCAAACTCTGGATATGCTCCAATTGGGTTTTCAATACGGATGCGGGGAAGGCTTGCTTCTTCATCTAATTCTATAATGAATGGAACAAAACCGTAGGTTATATACCAGTCTGCTCCTGAGTACATCTGGACCGATAGGTCAGAATGCGAAAAATAATTACTAGCAATACGAGTACGCTTATCGGCAAAATTACGAGCACGGTCATTAACCGCATTAGCCGCCGAGCAGTTGACTGCTGGGAGAGGAGCCATAACCTCTGAAAGGTCTCTGGCAACGACATCAATAAAATTTGCAACGACATTAGCATCTACACCATCTGGAAAGAAGTCAGGATAGACTTCAGATATTTTGCCTTTACGGACAGCAAGAACATCTAGATTACGAGCATCTCTCTCGCTATTGCGATATCGCAGCGATTGAACTCGTGCTGATATCTGCTCAATTGTTAATGCCATTTATATCCTAACGATAGAAAATTAAATTATTTTGCTTTAGGTGGTTTACGATTTTGAAAAACCGCACCTTGGTAATTATCTTGCGCTTTCTTAAATTGAGAACTACCTCTACCATAATCTTTTTCAGCCAAATTAGCCTGACGATTAGCCTCTGATGTATTGTCCATATAACGACCAACAGCATCGCTTACTGCCTTAAATGGTCGGTACATTGGATTTACATTTGACCCACCAGAACCTGATATACCACCAGATTTTCTATTAGCCATTCCATTACTCCTTAGTTGTAAGTTTCTTGCCATTGCTCTGCAAAGGCTTCGTCTAAATTAAGTGAACCTCTACCAGCCATCTGTGCTCTAGTAGCCCATCTGTTTGTCTGGTATTGCCCAACTCTACTTGATGTCTGCATAAGTTCCCTGCAACGAATAATAGCAAACCATAATGCCATTACACAGTCGGTTGGGTTCTTAGTATCAGGCTTCCAAATAATAAGTTGCTGTACTAAAGATTTAAGTCCTTCAGAACCTTCGTTAGAAGGTAATTCTAATATGTTATTATCTTGGAATCTACCATCTTTGGCTGAACCAAAAAGGCTTGCCATAGATGCTACACCAAATCCAACATCCCATTTGTTCTTACCAGTAAAGTGTGAGTTAAGTTGACATCCATAAGATGCTAGGTAATCACGCAATTCTGTATCCATAGCGTAGTACTTCTGGTGGGCGTTAATTTCAACCCTAAACTCTTGAGGCTTAAACTTCTCTACCCATTCCTTGATAAGAGCATTCTCTTTTTGAGGAGTAGGGTCAACCATGTTAACACAGTCTAAAACATATATCTTACCATCAGAACGATTATAGGATACTGCTACGAAAGCAGAACGTCCCGTTACGGCTGGGTCAAAACCAATAATGGTATAAGTTGAATCTACGTTCTTGGGATGTCCCGCCGTGTCTTTTCTAAGCGGTCCACGCTTTCGCATACCGTTAACACATCCAGCGACAATTGTTGGCGAGAAGATAGAGTCTGATTGGACGTCTTCTTGCTGGTAGACCATAGCCCAGACTGACGGAGCCACTTCAGACCGCCTTGTAAAAAGCGAAGGTCCATCCCATTTGGGATATAGTCCTTGCTCATTAGGTTCGTCCTGTTCTCCCTCTGCCCTGTCCGTCCAAGGCCAAAGTGTTTTCCACTTCTTTGGGTCTTCGTCAAATTCTAAAACTGATGGCATAGCCATATATGTGAAAGGAGTTTTCCCGCCAGTCCATTGGTCAGGGTCTCTAATCATTTTATATAAATCTATAGGTGCGACACGGGTTCCTACTATAAGCAGTTTTCCATGTCGCCCTAGGCGGGTGATGACTTCTTTTTGAAGCCATTCAATTTGCTTCTCCCACTCATGGGCATTTGCATTCATCACCACATCGTCAAGGATAATCAGGTCGGCACGAGCACCGTAAATCTGTGACCCGAATCCTAATGCTTGTACAGTTGGGTCCTTCTCACCTGAGTCACGTCCTGCACCCAAGTAAATCATGTCAGCAGACCAAGTTGGTGAATCTGCCTTATAGCCACCATTAGGTCCAAAGGATACTTGCATCTTGGTCCAGTTAGGATGGCTTAATCTTGTTTTAATCGCAGACAGGAACTTACGAGCCATACCTTGCGTCTTTGATACAATAATGATTCTAACGTTAGGGTCTACTGACAAACGGTAGGTAACGTAGTTGATGGTAAGTACAGTTGACTTAGCATGCTCTGGTGGTACGTTAATAAGAATACGATTGGTTGCTGCTTGCTCATAGGTCATGCTAGGGTGGATGAACCTTGGCTCTTTACCCTCGACCAAATCAATCCAAGACTTATGATGGTCGAACAACTTAGTCTCTAGGAACTGCTCTGAGAAATCCTCGAAAGAGATATCCTTAAGATTGGCTAGGTCCGTTTTGATACCTTTGCCTGAAAGGCGGGCTTTGTCCGCTTTGTCCTTAAACTCTGGGTTTGCCATAGACCATTGACGGAAGGTAACATCGTTACGTCCTACGGCTTTCATAGCATCTACTACGGTAGCCCCTTGGGCTAACAGTTCTAGCACTTGCAGTTGGGCAACGTCCTTAGGGATGTTTTGTACCCCTGGCTTACGACCCACAGTTGCCCCCAATAACGCTGATTTAACGGTCCCTGTAAACGGGCAGACTATCCCCAATATAATTATAAATTATTAATAATATTATATAGGAGCGGAGTCTTAAACGGAGCGACTCCGTATATTATATATATACTATAGATAACCTGTTCAAAGTACTAAAAC